TCGCGTACCATCGTTTTGATTTTAAGTCCAAACTGGTTCACAGCCCATTGGACATGTTCTGTAGGAATGTCAGCAGTGAGTGAATCATCGCCGCCGTGGAGTCCTATCATAGAGTATGCCTTGTGAGAGTCGAAACCAGAGCGCCGGAGTGCGAGATAATCAACGAAAGCAGCCACGAGGGTATTGAAGATCGAAGTGTCGAATCCTCCTGATAATCGTTCGTAGTGTGTGTCGTTGTTACCGCACCTTCGGAAGTGGGTCGACTTGTGCAGTTTCAGTGCTCGGGCCGCGTACGAGGGGTGAAATAGCCTAAGAAGGTATCTTTCCTCGAGTTCGCGTGAGGGGAAACCGTGTGTTCCATCGAATTTGGAGAAATCATTTTCCTGTATTTTCCGTTGTTTGCTGAGCCAGTTAGTAACGCGCCGCTCTAGATCCTTCGGGGTTAAGCCGAAAAGATACCAGGGGGCGTTCTTAATGGGGGTTTCAGCTGCGTAGAAGATAGCTGCTTGTTCGGGCCGTTCAGTGGAAGGGAAGTCTCGGATCTCTCGGGGGGCCTTAATCTCATCATAACACTCGCGTTTGAGGAATGACTTGATTTTAAAAAGACCTAGAACCGGAGGTAGACCATCCATAGCTTTAGAGAAAGCCTCCCGTTTGATTGGGCGCTGGCGAAGAAGAGCGTCGGCGTACTGGACAGGAATAACGACGTGCGGTTTTGGGATGAGGAATTTGTTGAACTCGTCCATGCAGGAGAGGACGAACGGACTGGGGGGGGAAGCGGTGTTGCGGACGGCGACAGTCCTCTCCTCAAAAGCGGCCTTCAGATTGTCTTTGTTTTGGGCCGGTGAGCAGGGGATGGAAGGGCCCAGCGGAGGGCAGCCCACGATGGGGCGTACGCTGGGTTTCAACACATCACAGTGCTTAGGAGCGGTCCAAGAATACGTAACAATATCGGTGAGAGTCACTGAAGGAGGATTGATGCCCATCGGGTAATAAGCCATGATCAAAGGAGCGAGTTCTTCACTTTTACCCCATCGTGTGAGCTGGGCTGCTACGCTGGCGATGTCCCGCTTCGAAGCGCCTATCCAGGCTTTCAAATACAGGTCCTGCTCAGCAGAGAGCTCGATGGAGATAGTGGAATGAACCATGCCTATGGTCAGGTAGCGTTCAGCTGTTCCTTTAACCCAGAACGAAACCATTCCCTGTTCGACAGGGTTAAAACGAGAGAGGGTTTTGGCTCGTAGTGGGGGAGAATGATACATGCTGAGGACCCATGGTATTAAACCGTGGAAGTAAGCAATCGGGGAAAACAGGATTAGAGAACGGTCGGGGGCGGTTTTGCGCCGCTCGAGGGAATAAATATTCCATCCACGAGCGGACCGTATCCCGATGGTCTCATCGTTAAAATTCCACAACTGGTGTTTGTATTCGCACATACCGTAACGCGCTACGAAATATCCTGTT